GAAGTTGGAGTCGATGTTGCGGATGACCTGCTTGTTGGAGCTGGTGATGCCGTACTTCTCCTGCTGGTTGTCGGTCTTCGTGGCGAGGTCGTTCTTGATCCACGCGGTAAGGCAGCGGGTCCTGTAGGGGATGGTCGAGCCGTTATCGATGGAGGGAAGGACGTCGGACGTGAAGGTGAGCTCCATGGAGCGCTTCAGATCGAGGGTGGCCTTGGAGAGCTGACGGGAGAGCTCGTCCTTGACGCCCGCGATGTTGAGAATGTCCTGAGTCAGGTTGGACACGTGGACGGCGCGGCGGAACATGTGGATGTTGTTTTCCACTTCCGTGCGGTAGCCGATCGTGTACTGCTTGAACTCGGGGCTGTCCTTCGGGTTGGTCGGGTCGACGTCAGCGCCGTCGAGGACGCCGAGTTCGATCGAGGGATCCGGGTTGCGGTCGACCTGCCAGCGGAACGTGGTGTTGCCGGGCTTGGAGCCACGCTTGGCCATCGAGGTGATGGGCGTGTCCTTCATGTCGACGTTGAGGATGAGGTCCGAGAGCTCTTCTCGGATACCGATGCGAGCGCCCGGGAGGGGGCGGTCGTTCTGGAACTGGCGTTCGTAGAGGTTAGCCATGGTCGTAGGGGATTAGACGAACTTGTTTTTGAACACGTTTGCCAGATCGTCGATTGAGCCCGTCCTGCGGTAGCGGTCCATGCTGGCCGAGGCTTCGATCGGGTCGCCCTTTTGGGGGCGCACCGGAGCGGAGCTCGTAGACAAGGGCTGCATCGGAACTCGCGCCGGCTGCTGTTTGGCTCGGGCCTTCTGAGCTTGGTAGCTCGTAAGTCCGTTCACCATGTGCGCCGCGTAGATCTCGTAATCCGGGAACCGCTTGATCTCAGGGACGGCGTCGACAAAGGCTTTTACCTTGGCCGTGCGTTCGTCCGTGGGGTCGTTAAGCCATTTGAACTCGCTAGAGGCGAGCTGCTTGGCTTGGGTTCTGGTCTGGATGTACTCCATCTGCTGCGGCAACTGCTCCTCGATGGCCAGAAGCGCCTTAACCTTTGATTTGGCTATGGACTCCTTGCTTATCGGTTCGCCGTTTTCCGGGTAGTATCCGTCCGGGTAGCGCTCGCAGAATAGGCGGATTTTTCGCTGTTTCTCAAACTCGGCCTGTATATCGGAAACACTTTCCAGCTGCGCGAAAGGATTTGGCGACTGGGGTTTCTCGACGGCCTTGGATCGCTTGAGTTCGGCGACTTCCTGTTCCAACTTCTGGGCTCGCTCCTCGGCTTCCCGCCTCAGGGCCGTCAGCTTGTCCAAGCGCTTCTGCATCCCTTTGGTGGAGGATACGGGTTGCTCTTCCTGCTGTTCGGTCTCTTGGCTTTCCGTGGTTGCCTCCGGCATTTCTGCCTCGGGCGCTTCCGGCGACTCCTCGCCGGTGGTTTGTTCCGTCTGGCCGCCAGACAGCACCCGAGAGAAGAAATCCTCGGGCTTTTCGATGACGCGGGGTTCGGCCTGTCCCGCGTTTTGGGTCATGGGGGGATTAGACTCGTTCCCAAGTTCGAGTTCAGCTTGTGGCTGTTGGTCGTTTTCCATGTAGGGTCAGCGTTTAACGTCCGCAGAGACGGGTCAAAATGTGTGCCCCGCAGAGGCGATCACAAGCGTCATGCGTTCGGTGAGTTGCTTTGAGTCGCATTCGTGCCACTCACGGCCACGTCTCGACGTGATTGGAGCTCAACAAGTATGTCGTTGAGCGCATCTAGGCGGCCAGCGCTATGAACGCGGGCTTCTCCGGTCGTGCTGGCCGACATGACCTTCGACATTTCGATCTGAAGGGACATGTCGATCACGACCAGTATGGCCTTGAACATCTCGCTGCATTGGAGGCTCTGGTTTTCCAGAGCTCTCTGAATGGCGACGTTTACTTCTCTAGGGTCTTTGGGTTGGCTCATGCGAGTAGCTGGTCAGGGGAGGGTGCGGGCTGCTGGGGTGCGGGAGCCATCGCGCCTTCTTCCGCGGCTTTCCCGAACTCCTCTTGGATCTTTTCGGTTGCCGGCGAGACGCCGACGCGGCCGATCTGCTTGTTCTTCTCCTGCTCCACGGAGAACTGAAGCTGCTTCATGTAGTTCTCGAGAAGGATCTGGAAGATGCGATCGCCCTGAGCTGCCTGTTGGGCCTTCGGGTTCTTCGCCAATATGTCCTGAGCGAACTGCAGCTTCGAAGAGGCCTGCGGGTCGTTCTCGACGTACATGGCTTCGTTGCCGAGCATCATGAGCGCGATATCGTTCGTGACGTCCTTGTAGAGCTTCTGGGATGCCGTGGCCTTGTCGATGACGAGCTCGCGAGCGGCGTCCGGGCTTATGGACTCGATGACGAGCTTAACCAGCTTGTCGCGATCAATGACGCCGGATACGTCCAGCGGAACCACAGTCTCGACGATGGACTTGAGCTTTTCCCGGACAAACTCAGGGTCGGCGTCGCGCACGTCGAAGCGCACGTTGAGGTCATACTGAGTGTGGATATCGGACATACCCTGCTTGAGCGGAGTGCCGGTGATGCGAACGATCTCTTCCTCAGGCATGTACTGGAGGCAGAGCGTGAACATCTGGCTGAAGCATCGGGTCCAGAACATGAGCCAGTTGTCGACCTGCAGCTGCTTCATCATCTGGATCTTCACCGGGTCGATGGGCTTTTCCCCGACTTGGAAGCCGAAGTAGTTGCCTAGGTTCTTCTCGACCTGCTCGATGACTTGGAACGCGTACTCCGCGCGGCCGGCAGGGGGCTCCAGCCAAGTGTAGTCATCCTTGTTGGTCACAGGCAGGACCTGACCGGGTGCGATCCTGTTCAGGGCGCCGATGCGTTTAACGACCTTGACCGGAGGCAGAACTTCGATTGCGGTCCTGTCCCTTATCGCGTCATGCTGAGCTTTGACCTCTTCCTGTTCGGTTTTGCATATCTCAGGTATGCCACGGGACTCGGTCACGGCGCGGCGAGACGTCTCCATGCGAAGCTCCACAAACGGATACTGGTTGTGGGCATAGTTTAGCATCTCTTGGATGCCGTACTTTTCCGACCCGACCTGAGGGCAGAAGACAGTATAGTAGATCGCCGGTATGTTGTCCTTGTCTAGCTGCCGGTAGTACGCCCATACGATCTCGATGAGGTTGTCGCCGCGCTGGACGTTGGTGTTCAGCATGGTCGTCGTCGGAACTAGGTTCGGATCATTGAAGTAGTAATGGTTGCCCATCGTCTTCGACGCATCTTCGACGAAGTCCCGCTTCCACCCTGCCACCTCAGCCATGGACCTGAGCTCGACCTCCGTGACGTACTGCCTGCGGAATATGACGCGAGCCTTCTGCAGGTCGCTTGTCTCCGGCGGGAAGCATACCTCGTCGTAAGGCTTGAGGGCAGTTACGACCGGCAGGTTCTTGGCCACGAACGGCTGCTGCAGGCTGGACTCGCCGGTCTCGCGAAGCTCCCTGATGACCTTCCTCAGGTCAGGTTCTGCCTGATCAGGAAGGTAGGCCATCATGAGCTGAAGGGCGTAGTCCTCCTTGGACGGGTCTTGTATGGCGGCGACCATGGCGCCCATGCGTCCGTCGGCTCCGGCCATCTGCTGGGCTTGGGCGGCCTCGGCAAGCTCCATGAGGGTGATGGGCTGGATGCGCTTGCCGGCCTCGCGCTCCCATCCGATCTGAACGATCGACCATCCGTAGTGCAGCATGTAGTCGGCGGTGAGCTCGGCCTCCTTGTGTAGCTCGAGCTTCATCTTGGTCTCGATCAGCCAGCGCATCAGGTTGGTGGCGGAAGCCGCCGACATGGTGTCGTTGATCTCCGTGCCGCCCACCTTCAGAGTGCAGGCCTTGAAGGAGTGCATGAGCAGGGCCTTCTGCTCGCGGATGAGGCGGTCGACGAGCCTGATGCGGACGTCGGACGCGCCCTCGAAGGGGAACGCAGGGTCGCCGTCAGGACGGGCGTAGCTGTGCTTCTTGCCGTCGTCAGTCTGGCCGGGCCAGCGAGCTAGGCGAATGTCGTCGGCATAGTTCATCTTCGACACCATTGTGCCGAAGAACGCGGAGCGCTGATACTCGTTCAGCAGGAACTGGATGTCCGGTACCCGCTGATGGTATGCTAGCTGGTCACGCTGGTTCCTGTGATCCTTGTATTTGATGTTTGCCATTGGTGTTCTTGGAAATGTGTTCGATCAGGTCGTCGCGGTAGAACATGAACTGTCCCCCGGTGGTCTTGTACGTCCTGACGTCGCCGCGGCGTCGCATGCGAAGCAGCGTGGACTTGCTTATGTTGAATATGCTCTGCGCCTCGGCGAGGCGGAGCAAAGGGGGAGTGCCCGCGGGTATCGATATCATGGTTGTCAGTAAGATCCTCCGCCGACGGCCTTGAAGGTCTTGTCGTCGGCGTAATTGGGCTGCATCACGGCAAGATACCGGAGGCAGTCGACGGGGTCCTTGCTCGCGCCCTTTTCCCCGTCTAGCCCGGTCCACTCGCGTATGCACCAAGCCGTGTTGATGCAGTCCTCCGAGATGTAGAGCTTG